GCTGATGGTGGAGTCGGCTGTTGGTCGTTTCCGCCAAACATCTTAATCCCCTAACAATGACTTAGAACCAGTATTAGCTGGTGTCGTGAGACCCCCGCTACCAGTTGCTATGGTTGCACCCACGCCAGCCTTCGAGGCCGACCGAACCTTTTGCCCAGCTTCGACAACGCTTGTGTCAGCTGGAGTAGGAGCCGGTGGCGGCACTGGAGGTGGCGTGGGTGGTGGAGGTGTTTTTCCGCCGCCGCCAAACATTATGGCCTCCGTTCGGTTTTGTCAGGCTTGTCAGGCGAGAACATCGGCTTGCTTCGGCCTTCAGCACTCCGTGTGATCGGCGGCGCTTCAGGATGTGCCCCCTCAACAAAGCTTCCAATGATCGGATCATCTACGATCCCAATCCCTCGAATAGAGAAGTCCTCTTGTTGATCAGGGAACACACGCAAGCTCACGAGCGCCCCATCAGCACTGACTCCCGTAACCAAGGCAGCACTTTCCGTCCCCGGTCCTACTCGCGCGAGCACCCGCGGATCAGCGGCTGCCATATCGGTTGGGGCCTTATAGACTCCAGTAACACCTATCGCCATCACGTCCTCCTTTGTTAAGCGTGAATCACGAAGCCAAACGAGTGCCATCCAAGCAGAAACAGCAGGATGAAGAATAGCAGCTCACTCGCGTAGAGATAAGGTCCGGTGAGTCCTCCCCACCTCGTCCCGATCCACGAGAAGAACCACAAGATCATGAGCACCCAAAACAACAGACCTATAGACATGACGTCACCTCGCAGGTGAGATGTGCAGCTCTTTAGTCATGATATTGATAACATTGTCCAGTCGTCGCTTGTTCTCGTTGGATGTACTCTCCAACACCGTTAAGCGGTTGTCGATCACAGCTAAGTGTGGCGAGCCCCTTGTCTCCAGCGTCTGAACCCTTGCCTCCAACTTCACCATATACGCGGTCATGCTCAACACGGCAGCCCCAATCCCAACAGCTTGGGCCAACAAGAAGTAGACCAGCGTGGAATTGTCTTTGAGCCATGTCTTTGCTTGCTCAACCATCTTTCGGTTCCGGCATCTTTAAGAGCTTCGGCGGCACTGGAGGTTTTTGTGACTCCGCTACTTCCCAAGCATCAATCACAGGCTTGAAGCGTTCGATGTCTTCGATCGGCTCATTGAGCTTGTAGTTGAATTGAGTTGAGAGATCGTTGATGAACTCGATGTGACCGACTGTGCCATTCCACTGAACCGCATGAACGCCCTCAAGCTCCGGGTACTTGCTACAGTCAACTATTCGTGGCTCTTTGTCAACGAGAACCATGTTGTCACTTGTGACGATAGTCAAGCGCATTTTGCCCTCCATTCACAAGTGCTTCCCACTGCGACCGCTGTACTTGACTGGTGCTCACCACTTCATTCCTGAAGCTTTCGACCGCGGCTCCGGTCGCCCTCTGTTGTTGTGAGTTCTCGATCATCAGCATCGGCATCCAAGCAAGCGCGCAATTCCAGTGATCGACAAGCTCTTCACTTTGTGGATGCTTTCCTCTCACATGGACCCACAACGCACAAGTGTGGCAAACAAGCTTCATCGGCTTTTGCCATAGCGGACACTTCAACGTGCCAGACGCTCTTGGTTTCTCAGTATCCATCAATTCTTACTCGCAATGATGAGATCGACGTACAGAACACTGAGGTTGAGGCCGTGAGCGTGTGCTCCACCAGCGCCCGCAGAAACGTCATAGACAGCACCGTAAGCGTTGAGGCCGTTGCCATCAGAAGGTTCGTGGTGGAAGCCACCAGGACCACCGCCGGGGTTCAAGGTGTAGCCGTAAGTTTGATGGGCATGAGCTGCCATCGTGTTGCCATCAAGCGTAGCACCCTGCGTCGAGACCGCAGCAAACATAGACGAAAACGTGTATGTACCACCTGATGCCGCCGTCCCTGAGACAACCCTCAGCGCCTTATCATTGTGAGTCGTCTGCTTCGTCCAGCCTGTAGGTGCGGCCGACTGTTGAAACAGCATCAAGGTTCCAACTGGGAAAGAGCTGACCGCAGCATCGACATACTGCTTAGTGGCAGCATGAAGTGGTCCAGTTGGATTGCCCTTCAGAATAACGAGCCCGTCAGCACGACTGATTCCAAGTGCTTGACCAACATAAGTCCCAGCATCATTGAAGTAATGGATACCAAAGTTTGATCCAACATTGCCACCACTTTCCGGTGCGGTGTCACCAATAGCTACGTCCCAACGAGGCAAAGCCCCTATCATAGAGGTGACACTAGCTAACTCTCCTACTGCTGTTCTCTGTAATATAAGGTGTGGGCTGACATAGTTAATTATAAGTTGGCCAGTCATAGTGTCGCCGGCCTTCAAGACATAAGTCGGCGCATTCGCTACCGCCTGAGCAATCCAGGCCGTCCCATCCCACCTATACTGTGGCACGCCCACTTGTGCTGGAGTCGGATACAAATCACCGACTGTAGGTGAAGATGGGAAGTTGAGTGCCATTACAGCCACTCCACAATGAGAACACTGTTAGTATCGAAGAGGGTGCCGCCATACAGCAGAAAACGAATAGCTAAGACACTAAGACCGGAACCCGGCTGAGTTCGGTTATTGAAAGTAAATGTCCCGTGCCCGCTTGTATTGTTATAACCTCTCGATATAAAATCACCTGAAAAGAAATGTCCTGTTGTTTTTCTCTTCACCTGCATAAACCCATCCCAGGTAAAAGGAAGTTGACTATTATCTTGGGTTTGTAGAAGAAAGAAACCAGGAAGAGTAGCATTAACATTATAATAGACCCAAGTTGCGGGATTGGAAGTAAACTGATTCCCACTAAAAGCATAATTACCTGCTGCATTCAGAAACACTCCAGCTGAAACACTCAGCTGTATCAGAGGATACGTCCCGGCTCCCGTAAAATAAGCTGAACCACTTAATTTCGCTGCAACAGCATTCGCGGGAACTGGGATGTCAACTAAGTTAAGTCCATCCAAAGTGAAGCGTTGTCTGTTCGATGTCTTGACATCGACGTATTGCTTGGTAGCGATGCCAAGCGCTGCTGTCGGATCAGCGTTAACATCGACTAATGCAGTATTCGGATCAATGTGGAATCCATACTTTGATGCTGTAACACCATAAATGAAAAAGCTATCATCGGTTTGTTTACCAACTTGCCACTTAACAGCACCACCTTGATGGAAGTCAACTTTTACTTGTTGTGCGGCTTGCTGTGCAACCAATGAAAGAGTTGATGAACCAAGGGCAGGAGCAATTGATAAGTTGCCCGACATCGTATCACCGGCCTTCTTGACAAGGGCCGACGTATCAAGCACTGGTGTCGCAACCGCCTGAACCCACTGTGCTCCAGTCCCATCATTGTAGCGGACGTAAAGCGTTCCTGTGTCGCTTTCCCACCAAAGCATGTTGTCGAGTGGAGCCGGTGGAGGAGTGTCGCTTACGATGATCGAGGCCTTGCTATCAACGTAATCCTTCGTCGCGGCCTGAAGCGGAGCGGTTGGTGGGCCACTAAGAGTTAAGGCTCCTGTCATAGTGTCGCCAACAGTATCAACGAACTTAGCGTCCGCCTCCGCTTTCGTATAGCTCGGAGATGTTCCTAGCGCCGCATACCAGACACCGCGAACAGATGACCACTTCCAGATCGCCCCCGCATACGCAGTGAAGGCTTGATCGTTAACTGGTGCGACGGGGAAGACTATCTTTGTGTAAGCCGCTGGCTGCGCAGGGATGTAGGGAAGAGGCTCGATCCACTGATGGCCTCCTCCATCGTTGTAGTAGATGTAGGTGATGCCTGTCGCCGAGTCGAGCCACATCGTATTGTCAGCTGGTGCAACGGGCTTGGTCTCACTAACGAGGATCGAGGCTCCACCACCGCCTCCACCAGACGAGTTAATCGTTACATCCACTTCCTCATTAACAGCATCATCCGCCACAGCCAGTGTAACATTCAGGCCCTCGATAAAGTTGATCGCCCGTCTGATCCCCATCGAGACGCCAGCAAGCTTAACCTTAACTCGGGCGTTGTCATCAGGCCCAATGGCCCCAATCACATTCCTCGCATCTTGAGCTGTGGGCGAGCGGACGAGTTGCTGGCCAACGCTTGAGCTGTCGCTGATCTGGGCGACGGGGTGGGAGTGAGCAGAGGGCGGGAACTCGCTCGGCTTGTTCTCGATCTGGTTCCAATCGGTCTCGTTGAGTGGAGGCAGCTGGCTCGTTGGAACGAGGCCATTTCCATCCAGCGAGGCGTAACCGTTCGGGAACCCTCTCGCACTCGAGTCCTGCTTTAGATCCAAACCCGCTTGCAATCCAGTGACATCCGCTATGATGTGTGAGTGGGCGGACGGCGGGAATGTAGCTGGCTTCCCTCCGATCTCACTCCAGCTTGCGGCCGAGCGAAGCACTCTCCAGGCGTGCCGTCCAGAGTCGTACTGCCACGTCAGCGGAATACCAGCAGGGGTGTACTGTTGGCCTTGCTGCGGGTTGATTGGAAACTGGATTGCCATCTCAGTGTCCTACGGAACAGGGTTCAGGTGAGCGGGCTCGACCCAAACACCTTGTTGATAGATGAAGAAGTTGTTGATGGTGGTGTCCAGCCACGCCATTCCCTCGAGAGGCTGTGCAGGCACAGTATCGGAGATAACGATAGCAGAGACACCACCACCAGATCCACCAGTAATTACGGGCGTCCAAGCCTGATTCCGGCGGCCGTAGATCTGACCATCTGAAGGAGCCTCAGGGAGGGCAGACGTGTCACTGACCGAGGGCGTCCATGTGCGGGGCTTTGCTAGGGCATCGTCTCGACTGACACGCAGCTCGTAATAAGGTGGATACTCCCCAGCGGGCCAAACGATCAGTGAGGCCTCGCCACCAGTAATGCTCGTGACCATTCCCGAGAGGTATTGTCCCGGCCCCCACCTTTCTTCAAAGGCCGTGCCTGGTCTAAAGACAACCGGCTGTCCAAGCTGTATCGCCATTATTTTGACACTCCGCAAACGACGAGCAAAAGTATCAGGATCAAGACCGTCCCCACCAAAAACTTATCAGCTTCGATGTGCCTCACGCGCTGATTCCAATCGCCCTGTTCGTGAAGGGGTCGTAGTCAACACCTTCAGCCATTGGCTGCTTCGACCGGAACTGTGCGTGCTCGCCCCCAGCATAAATGCTCGGCATCACAGGATAAGAGAAGGTAAGGGCAAGGGCGTCGCTCAAGTCCGGCGAAGCGTAGCCCCGTCGCTTCATATCCTCTTTGCGTTCCAGCTGAATTTCATCTCGGATGTTGAAGCCGTACTCAGGACCAGGCAATTCCTCTCTGTATTGTTGCATGAACTGACCTTCGTTCGGTAAGCAGCCGATCTCAAGCCACTTCTTCATTGAGTGCCATATCTCGGATCGTTTGTTAGCACTTCTTGCACCCTCCTCAAGATCTGTTCGGTCGCTCTTCCCTCCGAATTGGATGTCGAAGACAGGGACATGCAACTGGCGAAGACGGTCAACAACACCACCTCCCACTCCGCCGCCGTCCACGAATACTGCGTCCGCCTTATACTGCGCAAAGACATCAGCGACCCTCCCTGAGAGTTGCATCGTATCGACGTTTCTCAGAATGATAGGCTCAACTGTTCGAGCGTCTCTTCCCTTTCTGAACGCGATACAGCTGGCGTCGTCACCGAAGCGAGCAACGTCAACTCCAATAATAAACGGCTCGAATGGCGAGGCTCTTGACGGTAACTCTCTCTGAGTGGCAGCTTCAACTGTGTCAAGCCCGATGAACTGCATCGAGCCGCTTCGTGGAAACACTCCGCGGACGCGAACTCGAACGAAGTCGCTATCTTCGCCATAGTCCCTCACCCATCGTTTGAATTGCTCTTTGTTCGTTATGCTGACTGTTCTGGAGTCGACCTCGAACGTCTTCCAGCGGTAGCGGAAGCGGCCGAAGCACTCTCTAAACCGGCCGGAGTTACGAGTTGGGTTCCCGCAGACCATCCACACTATCTGTGTATCACTGTCCGTCAACGCGCCTTCAGTCGTCTCCCAGATCACATCTGGAATAGCCGAGGCCTCGTCAAAGATCACCAGAATCCGCTTGCCCTTGTTATGGAGTCCAGCGAACGCTTCTGTGCTCCGCTCCGACCAAGCGATCAAGTCAATCCTCCAGCTTCGCTCTCGGTCAGGGCCAGTGTTATAGATCGCAGTGGCTGTCATCTTGAAGTGTTCACGGCCCATAAACAGCCGGTGCCACTTCGTCAGCTCGGCCCACGTCTTTGTCTTCAGCTGCGTCTCGGTGTTAGCTGTGACGACCCCGCGACAATCCTCGAAGGTGGTTAAAGACCAAAGAATGATCCACGCGACCAACGCACTCTTCCCGACGCCGTGACCGGAAGCAATAGCCAGCTGGATAGCTTGGTTCGCTGTGAGCAAGCCATCCCGAATCCCCTCAAGGACCGTCAGCTGCCATTGTTCCGGCCCTTTAAACCGTTCCAACTCCGTCTCCGGCGCTTCCCAAGGAAAAGCCCAAGCGACGAAACCAACTGGATCGTTGGTGTAGCGAGCAAGAGCGTCGGCCATCTCTTTCTGAGGGTCTTCGATCTTAGCTAACAATGCTTAACTCCACTTGGCCTAACAGCCGCTATTTCGGTATCGTGACGGCCTTGACCGCCCACATCGCTGCATCTTCGTAGTGTGTCATTGCCAAGGACAACAGCCGACCCTTCTCCGGATCATCGTGCTTGTCGTTCTCGGCGTTACAGAGGTCAATCAAGTCCGCGGTGTAACGCTTAATCTTATCAACGAGATTATCGTTGGATGGATTGAAGCCTTCACGAACTCGATCGGAGCCTAAGCTCATCTTAACTCCTGTTAAAAAGAGAGGGCGTTATGCGGACGCCCTCGAGTTACCAAGGCCGGCTCGCGAACAACCTTGGAGGGGGTAGTGTGCCGGAGAATCATTTCTGATCCTCCGGCTCGCGGCCAAGCAGGCTGCTGTCGGTAGGAGCGGGGACTTGCTTGACCTCGATTGTTAAGGCTTGATTGTGCTGGGGCCGCTCAGCGCGTTTTCGGGCGGCCTGGAGCTTATCCGCGAATGAGTTCAAGTCCACATTCATGTTCAAGCTTTTGGTGGTGGGCGCGAAGCCCGTTCTGTCCGCCAGCGTTTTAACCATTTCAAGAAGCGCTCCCGGCGTGAACTCTTCAGGGTGGTCATCAAGTCTCTCACGGAGTTCCTCAAGGGCGTCCATACTGAGAGTAGCCATTCGGTCGTGGAGGTTCGCATAAGCGGTGTCCTGATGGCCTCGGTAAAACTCGAGCAACTCCTTGAAGCTAGGATCGCCCTGGAGGACGCTTATTCGGCTGAGACTGTAGCCAGTGATCAGCGACGCTTCGCCAGGCTTCATACCGGCTGAGAGCGCTCGAGCGAGGGCGTGATGGCTGTCCCGAAGCTTCGCGATTGGCCTTGACTGGACTCCGCGTGGGGCGTCGAGCAGCACTAGATCCGCCTCGTTCAACTCGCGAACGAAGTCCGTCTCCACTTCGGGTGCTGACGGCCTCCCCAAGATTCGTGTCATGGCCGCCTCCACTCAACTCTGATAAACTCTCTAATCCCCTCCGACGGATTGTAGCTAGGGTAGTGTTGCTTGAACTCGTATTCGCCATCGCTGAAGACCTTACCTTTTCCGAAGCCTCGTTTCTTCCAGAGGAAGTAGAAGGCCATTCCTGGGGCTCGAGAGTGGCCTTGGTTGCAGTGGATCAAGACGTTCCGGCCTTTCTCCAGTTCGGCCTCGATGAACTCCACTCCGGCGTTCATCATCTCCGGATTGAAGTAGGCGGCATTGATAGCATCAACCATATTAAGGATCAACTGATCACCCCGCCGAGCCATGAGATACTCTGGATGTTCCCTCGGAGCACCTCGCCCTGTATACCCGAGCGCTTGACGATGCCACGGCTCCTTCGCACAGGTAAGAAAAGACCAGCCCGCCTCATCACGACAAGCTTCATAATCGGCCTCGTCCCCGACGAAGAGGTGTGGATGAATCTCCCTCATCGGCCCTCCAACTCGAACCAGTTCCTAACCGCGAGCACTTGCTCCGAGCGCACTCGACTCCGCTCGGGATCGGCCTTTATGCGCTCGAACAGCTCTTCTCTCGTAGCCGTGAGCACAATCAAATCACTGGACTTGACTCCGAGCGCCCTCACCCAGTGCTCCCGTTGCTCTCGAAGCGGAGCGCCCATCACAACCCAAGCAACGTCCGATGGACTCAGCTGAGCGAGGGCCTTCATTCGGCTTGCCCACTCTCGCATGACGAGGGCGAAGTGAGTGCTTGGCCACCCTCGCTTAAGCCCGAACGACTGAGCAATGACGTCGAGGTCGATCACAGTGTCACCTGTCTTCGCGTGGACTCGGACGTAAGTCGATTTACCTGAAGCCGGAGGCCCGCACACAAGTATCACACGACAAATAGGACGCTCGATCGAAGGCCGAACAAGACTCACGAAGCCCTCCCATTGTTCGCAGTTTACGCCTCTCTCCGAGGCGTGTCAAGCCCCTTGGATCTTTTTTAGTGTACCTCTCAGTTGCTGGACAGTAAGGCAGTGATAGTGAGGTATGTCAGAAAACACTCGAGCGATATTCTGAAGGCTTGCAAAAACTGTGCCAAGTTGCTTCGTCGGGGCACCCCTACCCTGAGTTGTAGGAATGCAGTCTCATAGGACTCGAGTCATAGGTATGCTCGTGGCGCATAGCTATCACCAACTCCCAGTTGCAGAGACTGCAGTCCTAGGGATGCAGGCCTAGGACTAAAAGCATATGGGCCTGTAGTCCTACGTCCGAGACTGTTGTCCTATTCGAGCAATTAAATTACAAAACTCGACCGACCAACGAACTTTAGTTGCTAAAACTCATCAAACAACGAACTTTACATTCCCGTGGGATCGAGTACTGTGTGTATACCGGAGATGGGACGGGGTTCGACGAACCCGCCAAGTCCGGGTTATGAAGGAGACTACAATGGTTACTCTTCAACTTGGTAAGGCGATCGCGCGTTCTGTTGACTTGGCCGATTTCGGCTTCGGGGAATTGTCCCCAGTCGCACAGCACATCGCGATCAAGGGACTCGAGAACGTGGTCAAGGACACCCATGCCGGGATCACGAAGAAGGACAATCCCAACGACTATCAGGAATTGTCCGAGGCCGCAGTCGACAAGAAGCTGGCGGCACTGCGCGCCGGTGACTTGCGGACCATCGCGACTCGGATCGACGTTGCGGCCGCAGTCAAGTCCGCCATCACGAAGCTGACCTTCGAGGAGTTCATGGCCTCGAAGACCCCAGACGAGCAGGCAGCGTTCATGGCCCAGATGGCCGCGATGAGCGAGCCGAAGAAGAAGAAGGCCTAACGAGAGTGGGGGGCGCAAGCCCCCCATTTTTTTCTCTTTTTTATTTACTCAGAGTTTTTTATTTTGCTCTCAGCTGACTGAGAGCTGGCAGTTCAGAGAGGCTGCGCTGCTTAGCTTGCTCCTGGGTACTCAGAGAGGCTGCGGTGATTGTCGGAGTCTTAGAGATGGTTACATAAACCGTTTATCCAGCCATACCACAGACTCGAACCCATTCCCCACCTCTTGAGAGGTATCAGCTAATGAGACTCATTTTCGATGTTTGATTTGACAGATATACCCCCTCCCCCTCACTAGTT